ATCCGGAGCACGAACCCAGCGACAAAGCTCGTCATGGTACATAAAATTACCACTGAGAAAAGTCCCAGTACGAAAGGTATGTGTTGGCTCAATATTAATAGTCATACCAAACACATTTTTAAACGTTGAGGTAGTAAACTCATGTGACATCCACACAGGCACAGAGTCGGCACAATCATCACCAACAGCATTTAAAATAAGATCGTTTTGAACATCAATTTGCTTACCATTAGCCTTACACTGCAACACATAATCATAAATTTTAATTAGTGTAATTCCGATGCAGTTATCAGTTATGGTAGTAGATGATCCTGACATTAATCCACCATTGCGATCAAACCATTTCCCATAAATTATTACAGGAGCATAACTCATCTCACGATAATATTGGTTAATGGAGGTTAATGTATCAAAAGTTTGATGTTCGGGTGATAAACAACACCAACGAAAGAAGGCTATAGCTCGAAAAAGTTCGGGAGAAGTGGTATTATCTTGATTAGATAAATCACTGAACCGAGAATTATAACCTAAAGATTCACGATCACATAATATATTTGCTAATTTATCCCAGTGAAAATAAGGATTAATTCCAATGAGAAAAGGGGTTTTAAAAGGATTTTGTGAAATTTTATCATTCATATCACCAAAAAGGTGAAGGCCGAAAAGACAAAATTCCATATTGCAAGAACAATAGAGCCGAGTTTTCTTTGCTAACACACGTTCTAAATCACGAAGTTCAACTTTAAGTTTAACATCATTAGGAGCGGTGTAGCCGAGTCGAAACTCATTCCAAGAAAGTTGCAATAATTCACACATTCGCTTATCTTCTAAAACATTACCTTTATTAATAAATGAACGTAGCGCATAACCACTACTCTTAGGTCTATTAACATTAGCAATAACCTGGTCCCAATTAAGAATTGTAGAATTTTGCATAACACTACTCATTTTAAGCAGTTCCAAAACACAACCAAGCATTATGTCGTCGTCATAATTTGAATATTTATCACAAAAGAACTTTAATTTAGCTTTTTCAAGCGCATCACGCGAAAGATTCGCAGGAGCGTAAGAATTATCAAAACCAAATCGAGAGCCTAAATAATCAATATGAAAATTATTCCTAGCAGGGATCCTAGGGAGGTCAACGTCATTGACATACGATTCATAAAGCTGTTTAGAACAACTAGTGAAAGGTACGTCGCCCCTTTGATTCCATCCTCTCCCAAGAATGGAATCGCAGAGGCTTAGACGTTTAAATTAAACGATGAAGTAAGGAAGGCGGCTATCTTTGACCATGGAACGCCACCATTAGCTTCAACTTTGTCGTATCCAAAAGTATGAATAGCAACTAAGCGATTATTACAGTATACACCGCTACCAGAGTCTCCCCTGACGGCATGAGCTGTATAAATTATTTCCTTACCCATTTCAATTACACTTCCTGCACAAACATTATTATGTTGATCATACATAATAACACAATCATTAACTTTTGCTTCAGCAAATCCTTTAACCCATTTAGTGGTAGGTCTATTCTTAGCTTCAACAAATTCATATATTGCTATATCAAGATTGTTAGAAGCTTTAAGCCATTTAGAACCTGGAATTTCAAATTCAGTACCATCATAACAGGTAACCTTTATTTTTTCAGCACAAATAACATGTTTGGCTGTAATACAAAAATAACGTTGACCTATTGTTATTAACACTCCACGGCCACTAAAAACATACTTTTCACTGCAATATAGAGATATTGTAACAGTGGATTTTAACATTTCAGTGCTGGTTGGACTAGAATTAACAGGATTTGAATGTTTTTGTTGAACCTTCTCAATTTTAGCAAGCATTTTACCATCACACTTACGAATAGACTGTTTAGAATGAACAGTCTCACGAAGCTGCTTAACTTTGATGGTAACACCAATAAGTTTTTCAGTGCTTGCAATCTCTTCTTTAGTCAACAAAGCAGGATTAATATAATTACAATTATTGATAACACGACACTTATTAGGGTATCTCTTAAATATAATATCAGAAACACGCACCCAATAAAGTTTGTCAATACGAATAAAGTTACGCGGCTCAGCAGAATGACGTTCATCATAAGCTGGACGATCAGAATATTGTTCATTATCCCAATAACTTTTATCTTTAATATTACGATCATAAGTGTTATCAACATTATCAGCATCGTAATCAAATGCATTTTTACCATGTTTATAAATTTTTCTAACTATCCTGCGAACAGGACGACGAAAATAAATTAAAAACAATGCTGTTACGATAAGAGAAATTATCACAACAGCACGTTTAGGATTTTCCTTCATTGAGGTGATAGTATCATCTAATGAAGTACTAAATTGTGTTAGCACATGTTTTGTAACAGTAGTTACAACCAATGAAATATATGCAGTACTTGAAAGAGTATCAAAGTAAAATTGAGCTTTTTCGTTACTAAAAACTAAAAGTTCAAATTTATCAGAATTTTCAACAGGTATATCAAATAATACAGTATTAAAAGTGTCACGGCCTGACACTCCTATATATTTCATTATCCAACTAGCAGCAGCACCAACACCAAACATGGTCATTCCAAGTTGCAAAATATCAACGATATTTTGAACTGAATGATCGCGAACAGGACGCTCTGGACTCGAATAAGAATAATTTTGTTTGATGTAATTAATAATAGTATCCAACTCATTTTCATCAGGATGATCAGGTAATGACTTAACATAATTGAAAGCATGAAATCTCACTTCATAACTTTCAGTCCTTTTGACAAAATAAATTTTATTACCATTATTACACATAACATAATACAACCAAACCATATTGCGTCCACTGGCAGTATTAGTACCAATAAACTTATTATTACGAGTTATCTCAATTTCGCGTTTTTGCTCAACTTTTGAGGTATCAACCTTAGGAATCGGAAGCAATTGAGTAGTCTCAGTTTCTTCTTCATCGTCAAGAGAATGATTTTCTCGTTGATACCACCATTTAATAAATATTATGCATAGAGTAATAACAGCAGTACCCACTAGCATAAAACGAGTTGTAGCATTGACAACTCCCATTGCAGTTCTATATTGAGCATAACGTTTCAATGCATTATGAACAAATTTATGATAAATTATTGCTCCAAAAGTTAAGAACAATGTCAAATAAATACCAAACAAAAACACCATAAGTATAATCAAAGCAGTGCTAAGACTATATATATTCCACCAATCAATTACGAATTGATGCAAATAATTAAAATAGTATTTTCTAACTTCTTCTGAGGCATTAAATACGGTGTCGAACAAATTTGGTTCGAACACCTGATAATGGTTATTATCCATCGCTATTTTGCACTCCGATTTAAGTAACGTGAGACCAATGATATCGAAATAAGTATAATCAACTACACCATTATTCGCTACCATATTCGGTTCACTTGGAAATTTTCTTGGATTCGACATAGCCCTTATAACTATACATTTATCATATCCACGATTAATCAATTCTTCACGCGGAGTTACGGGTTTATTTAATTTAGTGTCCCACATGATTTCATTTTTCTTTAAACCATCTGGATATTTATATTGAGGATATTCATCGCAAAAAGAATTAATTCCCTGCTTAGCGAGAATCTGATCCAAAACTATATTATCAGATTGAATTTGCGGCTTAGGAAAAGTACTACCAAAAATCTTTACCTTTTTCTTTTCTTTTTCCTCATCAGATTTTATTTGATCATCAACTATAGTTTGCACTATCTGAATTTCTGATTCACTAAATATATTTAATAAAGGAGCGAATTCCTCACTCTCTTTCTTTGTATCTTCATCAACTATTTTAATTTCATCACCATTACCATGTAAAACCTTAATATGGTTATAGTCAAGAAATAAAATATCTGGAACAATTAAATTGATATAATTGTTATCATTAATTGAAGGAGAAACAGAATAATGACCACACGCGGCTATATAGCCGTGGGTCTTCTTTAACATTTTGTGTTTATTAAATCTACGATTAGTATAAGATCC